CGTTGTAAGTTGCAATATGCATAAGTTCTTCTGGTATGTTTTCCGTTACGTCTGATTGATTATTTTTACGCTCTTTTCTGTATAAAAAACTTAGACCAGATATGTTTGTTATACATTTGTGTCCACCTGAATTAGCTAAAACTACATCCCAACCATTAACACTAATTCTATCTAAAAACTGTTTTTGTTTTTCAGAAAGAGATTTATATAACTTATTAGAAATATCATTAATAATATTCATTATGTCTGACTTACCTTCTACTTTGAATGACGGTGATTTGCCATATATTGCCATCATATCTTTCAATGTAAAACCTACGGATTGGTAATCCGCGGTTGTTTCTGATATTCTTTTCAAAGTTCCAAAAGTAATTTTTTGTGCTTTTAATCTACTTTCAAATTTACTTAAAACTTCATTTTTCATTTCCCCTAAATCAACCCCTTTAAGTGACCTATCTTGTTTGTATGGGTTACAAGACGCCTGAACTAATCCTAAAGGCCAAGCGATAACTATAAAATCAGCATCAGGATTGTTTCTGAATGGAGTATACCTATCATACGAACCAGGTTTTACCATACTTCCTCCTCCATACTGCACAATAATATTTCCAACCCTATTTACTTTATCACTTGTTTTTTGTTTTTCGATGTAATCCATTTGATTTGCAACTAGCTCTTCAACATTAGCATATCCTTTAGACTCGACTTGTTTTTTTATATTATTTAAAATACTCAGAAGAGATGGTTTAGCATTTAATACAATTTCTTCTAAAAAACCAGGTTTATTTTTAAAGGCTAAAAGTAATTTGTTTGTTACTAATCCCATAATAGTTTTATTTCTTTTTAAATCTGAATCTTTATCAAATTTGAAAAGATAATTCATAACCATTTCTGGTGTTATATTGTTTGACGCAAAATTAGCAGAGTCAACTGTGGATATCAAACTTATATCAGAATCCGGGAATATTTCTTTTGGTGATATTATTTGAGATAAAGTTTCAACATTTGATCTTGACGGTCTAAAATTAACTGAGGTCCCTGATTCAACCCCAGCTTGAGTGTCGTGGTGGTCAGTATGAATAACGAACATGGGTTTACCGTGTGCAAAGTCAACCAATACCGGCATCGTATCGGTATTTGCTTCTACTTTTTTGATTGCAAATTCTTTATCACCATACTGTATTACCTCAGCATCAATTACTTTTATACCATACTGTTCTAAGTAATTTTTCATTCCTATGGCAGTTGTTACACCATCCAAGTCCTGATGAAAGTATATTTTTGCATTTGGATATCTTCTTGCTAAATCTTTAATATTTCTAATACCAGATTCTGTAATCAATTTTTTCATACTTATAAATACCTTGGAAAATAAAAAATCCCACTATTGTGGGATTTCATTTATGGTGTCGAGTGTTTTGAAATAATCAACTCTCGTTTGTGCTATTTTAGCGTAATTTTCACTTAACTCAATACCTAACCATCTTCTTCCTAAAACTTCGGCAGCAACTAAACTAGTTCCACTACCTGAAAATGGGTCTAACACTATATCATTCTTGTAGGATAATATTTTAATCGCTTTGGTTGGTATATCCATCGAGAACGTTGCCTTGGTGAGTGATTTAGTATCTGCAAAGTAATTCCACTGACCAAACACAAGTTCCATAAACTCTTTCTTATCGTTTTCCTCATAAACCATTTTTTTCTTTAATGTTCCGTCCTCTTGTTCAATTTCGGTTGGAACTCCTTCCCACTGTGGTTGACCTTTGATTTTTTTAATGTGTTGTTTTTTGTATGCTAATATAACACATTCTTTTGGGTTATAGATGTAAGGACTTGAAGGACTCATCCATGAACCCCAAGCGGTAGTTTTACTTCTATGTGGTGATTGTTCTTCAAGGTCAACAATACCAAAGAAACCAAAACCTATTTCTTTCATAATTTGCCACATCTCAGAAACAAAAAAGATACGACCACCTTTTTTCTGTCTGTTGATTTCATATGGGATGTTCAAAGCAATACGACCGTCGTCTTTCAATACTCTGTATGTCTCACTTAACCATGCTTTAGCAAATTCAATATACTCTTTGAACTCTACATCATCTTCATGTACGTCGTAATCAATTCCTACCCCATAAGGTGGACTCGTAACGACCAAATCAATGCACCCTTCAGGTAATGTTTTCATCACCTCAACACAATCTCCGTTAATTATTCTTCCTGTTTCTATCATACTTCTAATTTTTCTTCTAAATAATCCCAAACCAAATTTGAATACTCTTCATACAAATCCCCATCTTCGTCGTCTTCTAAATTGAATATTCCGTCATCCAAACACGCATCCATTACCTCTTCGTGTTTTTCTTCAAATGATAAATCCTCATCTATTGTTAAAAGGATATTATCAATATCATCCATTTGTTGTTGTGTCAACTCCATATCTTATTAAATTCCTGCCGTTAAATGGTAATAGTATCCTTTACTGGTTGTATCACCATATGATTTATATATTTCATATGATTTTTCATCATATATAATTTCGTTTATCACTTCTACTCTACAACCTACATCATAGACTTTTAATCTTAATTTATCAATATCAAAATCCTCTTCAAGTGGTATGTCATAAACAACTTGTTCACCCTTACAATAATCCTCAATGATTAAAAATGCTTTATCACTGCAATATTTTTCTTCAAAATCAACCTTGTCTACATCTAAAACCTCAGTTTCATAAACAACTTTACCTTCCTCATCTTCTACTCTTAAAATGAATGTTTGAGGAAAAGGTCCCATGATGGTTTCGTTTGGTGAGTCAAAATAACTATCAACTCCCAATATTTCACATATTTGGTCGTATTCTAATTCGTCTTGTTCTACACCACCTTCACGTAGTTTTTCATACTGTTCAGTGTTTAATTCAAATGGGTAAAGTTCCGCACCTTTACCAGCAAGGATAATTTTGTAGTATTTCATATTATTATAGATTAAAAAATGTAATCAATTATTTTGTACAAGACAATACCTGTCCCTACTAACCAACTTAAGACTATAAAAAAAGCAAGTGCTCTATAGTTTCTTTCTACTTGGTCTCTACTTCTACCTTGGAAGTCGTCTGAGTTCCAATCCTCCATAACTAAATTGTTTGTGCGATTATTTGTGCTAACTTATAACCTGTGAATGCACCTATCGCCGCAGACCCCGGTAATACTATAAATTTACCCAACATTGTTTCATATTTTTTTCTATTCACAATATACGAAATCAATATGTAATAAATAATGTAGTTAATTAAAACTAAAAAGTCCAGTTCTTTTGCTGCAAAAACAACTATAGAATTTCCAAGAAATCCCCACATGAAGTTAATGGAGGTTTCACGGATTAATTCATTTGGTGTTGTTATCGCATCTAATACGTTTATTTCCTTATCAAGACCCGTTTTACTTTTCAAGGGTTTCGATGTGGTGTTGGAGGTACCAGAGTGCCTTTCTGAGGTCTTCAAGTTCTTTATCTTTTCCTTTTTTTCCTGCACGTGATATATATTTTACTGTGTTTCCTAAACTAAACCCTAACTCCCAAGCATCAATTACTTTGATTGCTTCGTAAGGATTATTTTCTCCACCATAATGTTGGGGGTGATTTACTTGTTCTACTTTTGGTGTTGGGCACTGACAAGGTCCTGTTCCACCACATACACATTCTTTATCCATTGGTTGAATAATTTTTAGCGTTCATTAATGCGTTTTTTAATGATTCGGGTATTGTGCCCGTATTACTTGTATTAATATTTTCAGGTTGTGTTCCTGGTTTTATATTAGCTTTAGATTCCATCATTTCATCAGTTAACTCATAATCATCATCATTACGGTATTCTTTCAATAACTCATCATTAGTAAATGTTCGGTATTTTTTACTTAAACCAGATAAGTTAACATTAGACTTCATATTAGTTTTAATCTCCAAAATTTCTTCAGCAGTGTCTAATGATTTTGAAACCTCTCTAATGATTTTATATGGGTCGGCATTTGAACCGGGTCTTCTATCTTCAACATAACCTTTCCATTCTTTCGCCGTGTCTTGCGGAACTCTAATTGACGCTCCTCTATCAGACACACCCCAACTGAATTTATCAATAGCCTGTGTCTCAAACCCACCAGTTAATCGTAAGTGATTATTTGAACCATACGCTTTGATGTGCTCTTCGTGTCTTGAAGCAAATGAATTGAAAATAGCTAAGAAATATTCATACCCACCTTCATTTCTCATTTTATTATTTGAGAAGTTTGTATGTAATCCTGAACCATTCCATTCACCATGTGTAAGTGGTTTAGGATGTAAATCAATATGGTACTTATACTTTTCAGAAATTTTATATAGGAAGTATCTACTCATCCATAGGTCATCTCCGCCTTTTAATTTACCTTTTGAAAACACTTGGTATTCCCATTGCCCTAACGCAACTTCAGCATTTGTTCCTGTAATATCGATACCATATTCTAAACACATATTTAAATGGTCCTCAACAAAATCACGTCCCGCAACATTGTGACCCACACCGCAATAATATTCACCTTGACCTTTTAGAATGTTTCTTTTGTGTCCTAAAATACCTCCGTTGATTTCTTCACGGATAAAATACTCTTGTTCAAAACCAAACCAAAGACCTTCTTCTTCTTCATTTAATTTTGCTCTCATGTTAGATTCATGTGGTTTACCATCTGAATTCATAACCTCACATAAAACATACACAGTACTGTTTTCTAATGGGAATCCATATCTAGTATAAACTCTTACTGGTTTTAAGATTCTATCTGAATTTCCAGTATCCGCCTGATTTGTTGATGAACCATCAAAATTCCAAACCGGTAACTTACCAACTTGCACTGTATTTTTAATCGATTCGTAGTCTACGATTTTAACTTTGCTTCTTAAATTTGGTTCAGGGGTATATCCATCAAGCCAAACGTATTCTAATTTAACTTTCATTTATTATTATTTATATAGTTGATTATTGTTTCTTCATCGGCACCACTATTGAATAGATTGTAAACAGCGCGAGAAAACTCGTCCGTCGTAAAAACAGCGTCGGCGTCAAGGTATTCCATTATGTGATGTAGGTTTCTTAGGATTTGTTGTTTGTTTAAAAATCTCTTATTAAATCCCATCTTCTTTTGTTTTAATGTTATTTAAAAATTCTTCTAATTTAGACAACTCTTCATCGGTTGGTTCTATTTTTTCTTTTAGTGTTTCTAACTCTTGTTTTCCAACTAAAGTACTTAATAGGTCGGTATTAACTTCACCATTTATTTCTTTGAGAATAACTCTAACTTTTGAACCAAACTCCATATCATTCGGGTATTGTTTGGAGAGGTTTTTCAGTATTTCATATAGTCCTAATTCCATAGTACAAAAATAAATTATTGTGTTTTATTTGTCAAATTTTTTTTAGAAATTAATTTAGATTGAATCATATAATTCATTACTTTTCTTTTCGCCAATGGTAAAATTGTTTCTTTGAATGGGAACTGATTAGTGTGGTATATTCTAAAAAGAATTAAGTTTTTATAAACGTCTGGTTGATTTAAATTTTTAATGAGAGAGTTTTTAACCATTTTTACTTTATCTTCAAAATCGTCAGTTTCACAAGTACAAACTTTTTTAATAACACATTTGGTTTCAACCGCATCTTTTTTAATAGGTTTAATAATAAACTCATAAAGGTGGTTAATTTCATTATCTTTGATAATAAAAAGTCCTTGTTTTGGTTCAATATTTTTTTGATTTTGAATTGGTTCAACAGCTATAGTATCACTTGCCACTTCCCATATCGCTTTTGCTTGGTTGAAGTAATCTTTTAGTTTTTCAGATGAAAAAACACAACTATTATAGATTTCACCAATCTCTTCTCTTGTAAAAAATGGAACCTCATTTGCAATTAAGTCTGATAGTAATATTTCATCATCAGGGTCTTTTAATGCTCTATTGAGAGTTAAAAACTGACCCTTTTCGATTATTAAATTGATATTTGCTAAATGATAAGATATCTGTTGGAAGTTTGGGTATAACTTTAAAGAATTAAGTTGTTTATCTATTTTTTGTAGATAATCTAAAATAACGTATTGCTTGTGCTCAAAATCAATAGGTTCTTGAAATACCCAGTTTGTCTCCATGAAATTAAAAATAAGAAAATAAGTTAGTCTGTAAATAAATTAATTGAATCTCATTACTATATAGATGTGTCCATTGATGTTGTATTCTTCTTCACCTCCATCATAACTTCCAATTATATCACCCCAACTATCATTTCTAATTATATAATCCATAACACCATCAACATCCACAAAATTCATAATCTCATCTTTATCAAAACCCATTTCTCGTAAAAACCCAGGAAAATCGTCAACATACTCATCAATATAATGTTCTATGGCTCTTTCAATTTCATCTTCATCGTAACCACCTTCAGGATTTTCTCTGATGTCCTCTATTATAGCATAGATGTCTTCCATTTCAGAGTTTAATTCTTTAGTACTTTCACTATCTAAATCTTCACTTCGTAGTTTTTGAGATAATTTTTCAATCTTTTGTCTGTAAATTGTTACAATTTTTTCTTGTTGGTCTGACAACTCTTTTTCTATACCCCAACTTTCTGGTCCCTCATACACCATTTCTGAGTAATATTCTCTTAAGTAATGTCTGATAGCGTCTTTATCTAAGTTATCTTCCCAAAGCCAATCACTAAATGCATCATACCCAAGTTCATCTATTCTTGATTGTATAGCTTCTTTGGCCGCAACTTCTATTTCATCTTCATTATAAACAATGTATTCCGACTCGTGTCTGTCATCACCTAACCATGTGTACATTTTTCCACCATAGTGACCATATTTTTCAGGATAAATAAAATATTTGTCTTCAACTACTTCTTCTTCACTAACTCCATCATCATAATAACTTATAGCACCATTTTCATCTAAA